AACTTTTTTAATCTGCATGTTGCTAGTTTGTCCTTTAGGTCCAGCTCCCTTATTCTTTCTCACAACAAAGGGAGAAAAAGTTACTGCAGCATCAGATGCCACAATAGAATTTGGAAAAGGGTTTTTACTAGGAACTTTAGTCATCTTTGTGTTTTTAAACTTCATGATCTTGCCTTTCCATAACCACGTTGAGCTAGTCTACCCGCTAGACCGCCATTTTTTAAACCTCGTTTTTTCAAACCATTTATAGCTTCGTCTACTCCTCCACCCATAGCTTTTTTAATTACACCACGGCCCATAAGTATGTCTTTTTTTGTTATTTTACCGTCACCACTTAAATCAGGAAATTTTTTCTTAGCCATAATTATTAATGTATAGTCGGTTTTATAAGATTTATCAAGTCTTTAGCATTGTGATCCATAATCTCGTTATATTCTTGTAAAGACAGGTTGTTTTGGTACAACATCTTAGCTGCACCCATCATTGCACCAGCTAAAAGAACTTGATCCTCTGAGCTTTGTGTACTTTTGTCAGAAAAAGCCATCAATTCTACAAAATATTCTTGTAATTTTTCTACTGGTGTTCTCATTTTAGTTTTTTCGTTTAGACAGATTAACATTTGCTCGTAATTGTGCAATATCTTCTTGTGAATCTAGTTTAGCTTCTGTTAATTCTTCGTTTTGAGCTAGTTTTGCAGCATCCATAGCCACTCTTGCCTCATCTGCAGCAGCTTTTCTCTGTAAATCTTGTGCTTTTAGGTTAATTTCTTGTTGTTTTAGCTCAATTAATGGGTCTTGACCCTGTTCACCCATCATTTGTTGCTCCTCAGTAACCATTTGTTCAGTCATTTGTACAACTCTTTCAGCAATTTTAGATTCTAATAGCTCTTGCATCTCGTTTTGTTGCTCTGGAGGTATTTGACCACCAGCTCTTGCTTGCATTTCTTCTAACTCTTTTTGCATTTCTTGTTCTACCTCTTCTCTTGCTTGTAAAGCAACATGTTCTGCTATGTGAGATTGTAAAATCATCATAGTTTGTGGATTTGTTTTTACCAAAGCACTAGAAAAGAAAGCTCTATGAGCATCAATGTGTGCGTTATGATTTTGTTTTCTAAAAGCTGTTAATGCTCCACCTGATAAAGCAGTGGCGTTTTCTTGACCAGGATCCAAAGGTTGTGGACCTGAAGGCGGAGGTAGTATTGCCTCAATGTTTTGAACACCCATTGCAGAATACATTCTTCTAAATGCCTCGTACATGTTGTGCATTTGTGGTGCAGCTTGTGCTAATTGCAATTGTGTTTGAGCCAAAGTAATTCTTTGTGACATTGAGAATATAGTTGGATCAGATACAGGTATAATATCTATTCTTTCATCAAAATCAGAGGCTTTTAAAGTTTGTAAGTCACCTTGTACTTCATAAGGATACACAGGTGGTAAAGACTGTGAGAATATTCTAGCTAATAATTTAAACTCTATTCTTTGTGCATAGTGCATTCTTTTGTGAATAGCAGACATGACACGCATACCTCTTTCCATCAGAGCCATAGTAGTTCCAACAGGAGCACCAGCGTTAGCAGCATCTCCTAGTTTTTGGTCCGCCACTGTTGCAAATTCTTTACCAGCTTGAACACAAAAACCTAATAATTGAAATAAAGTTGGATCTGCACCTTTGTAAGGCAGTGGTAGTAAACCTGCACGAAGATCACCACTAGGCGCGTCTACGTCTCTAAACTCACCAGGTTGTATTGGCTGGTCATCATCTGCAACTCTTAACCCTCTGGCTTTGAAACCAGCAGGCAAGTTTGCTAAAGTGCCCGCATCTATTAGTTGTCTTAACGCAGCTGTTGCTGTTCTGGACAAACCACCAATCATGTGAATTAAACCTAATCCATAAAAACCAAGACCAGGCATAAATTTGTAGTGAACAAAGTATTGTTGTTTTTTGTATAAAGAATCTTCTTGGCTATAGTTTCTGTATATAGATAACACCTCACTGGACCCTTCATCAATAGTCACTATGTAAGGTAGTTTTATACCATCAGGATGTTCAAATCCTTCAATGTCTAAATCTACGTGCATCTCCAACAAAGTATACTGATCATCTTTGTAAGAATTTTTTTCTATACCAGATAATTTTCTTTCTTTTTCTTCAACTTTGTTTTGATCCTCTTCACTTGGTTGTAAAGGTATGTCACGATAAAAACCAGTGACTTGCATTTTCTTAATATCGTTTTCTGTTCTTTTTAAAACGTGAGTTACTCTTTCACATTCTTCTAGGTTTGTAGCTGTATAGGGAACAACTAAATCCTCTGAAGGAACAAACTTAGAGACAGCTCTGCCAAGGTTGGAGTCATAGTAAATTTTTTTAAATGTTGATCCAGATAATGGTAGATAAAATAACATTTGATCTAGCTCAGGATCGTATTCTTCCATAACATGCATCATTTGATAATTCATAAATTCTGCAACGCGTTGAGCTTGATCCTCTTTTTCTTTTGTGGCTAAACCAATAACTTGTGCTCTGACTGGACCACTAGCTGGTAATAACTCTTTGTATGCTTGTGCTTGAAACTGAGTAACAGACTCAGCTAACAACGGATGTGTGACTCCGCTAGCACCTTGAAACGGTTGACTTCTCTCGTTGTAATTTAATCCTAATAAATCTAATCCTTTTGTGTAGGCTTCTTCCCACTGTTGTCTAGATCCTTTATCGTCCTCGTATGATTGACGTAGTTCGCTTGAAATATTTGTTAATACATCAGGATCAATAAACTCTGCTAGATTGCCATCAAAACCTGTTTCTATTTGTTCTTGTTCTGGGTTTACAACAGCACCTCCATCTTCTGTCATTTCAATATTAATAGGCTCATCTGTGCCAGGCTCTAGTTGAACTTCTTGTCCTACTTGTGCTGGTATTAATAATTCATCATTGACCGTTTGTGGTTGGTCGTAATTTGCTGGTTTTTCAACAACCATTAAGCTGCTCCTATCATTTCATCCATAGACACTAGCGGATCATACTGCACATAACCCCCTGACGCTAGGTGTGTTTTTGTTGACAATACCATCTCTGGTGTCAACTTTATAGCATAAGCATCTACGGTTGGAAAGCCTGAAGGTAGTTCAACAGGTCTAGCTATCAAGCCCTCCGCTCCTGACTCTGTAATATAATCTCTTGCTTTGTCCATAACATCAGCAAAATCGCTTTGTTTAGCACTCTTTGCCATTTTAAATTCTTTAACAACATCTCCCTGTGCGTTTACAACTTGCACAGATCTGCTTACAGATTTTGCCTCACCTATCTGAATTTTTACTACTTTAAAATCTGCATTGTTTACTTTAGCCGCTCTTCGTAAAGATTGTTCCAACACACTTGTATAATGCTTACCATTAGGGTCTGTAACATTGGGTCCACCATAAAACTCATACTGACCAATACCTTTCATATCTTTTGTTCTTTCAGCAAAAGGTGTTGCTGTTGTTCCCTTTTGACCGTATCTCGCTGTTACAAGTTCAGCGGGTGATACAACATACCAATCAGATGCATTAGGATCTTTATCTATAAATTTTCTTTTTGCTGCCATATGTAGATCATTTTTAACTAAAGCGTCACCCCAAACTTTTCTATCTTTCATAGGAACGTTAGGAAACAATTTTTTCATTGTTTTAGGATCTGTGTATGCTTGCTCAAAAATCTCTAATACTTTATCTCTTTGTTTAGCCGCAGCAGCAACACCTTTTCTCATCTCACCTGTAAGCATGCCAGGTCTGACTTGTGCTAAATCTTTAAACACTTGTTGACTTTCTTTTAATTCTTTTATGTAAGCAGCAAAATCCTCTTCTGTTCTAAACAAAGGACGCATGATATCTTTATGCTTTGAATAAAAAGCTAGTATGTCTTGATCTGTTGAGAGTCCTAGCCTGTAGGATTCTTGTCTTAATTTTTGTGTATCTTTAACGTCAATACCTTTCTCAACTAACTTATTGTAATCTCCTATAACCTCTTCTAATTTTTTTCTGTACGTCTGCATGATATCAGATTGTATTTCATCTGCAAAAGTCACACGTACTGTTTGATCTCCTGTTACGACAGCGTCATCAGTTTTTCCAATGTTTGCTAACTCCTCTTGTGCTTTTGCTAAGTCTCTTCCTGCTCTGTTAATATTCGTTTGAGCTTGCTCTAGTGTTATACGTCCACCAGATTGATTAACTAAGTCCTCTGCAGATCTGTTAGATATAGCTGTTAATCTTTCAATTCGTTTATTTAATTCTTCTGTCTTTGGACCGATGTTAGGTAACTGTGTTTTTGTTCCTGGTATAATCGCATATCTATCTGTGCCTCTTGTCCATCCTATGACATACTTTGTTTCATCATCAGGAAAGAAACCATGAGTGCTATATTTATAATATTGTATATCATCAGGTATATCTGCAGGATCTAAATATAAAATATTTTCTCTATATGTTTCTGGTATAGCGCCACCTTCATAGTATGAATCTGCATATTTACCTCTAACAAATTGACCATCAGCGTTTTCTATCTCTGATCTGAATCCTTGAACTTTTGTTTGTATTTTACGAATAGGAGCGTTTTTTATTCTATCTAGTAAAGCTGCTTTCGTTATGGGTTGTCCTGTTTTTGAAACTGTTTCTAATAACTGTGGTATTTGATAATCTTCTACCTCAAATTTAGAAATACCTTTCGATTGTAAAAAATTAAATAAGTCAGCAGGTGTATTGAAAACTTCTGGTGCATTAGGGTCAATGAGCCGTGCTTCGAGATTCGAGTAAAATCTATTTATCTTTTCACCAGCACTTGTTGCTGCATCAGCTATCTTGTCTGACTGTGCTATTCTAGTTCCAGTGTTTCCTCCACGAAGTAAATCATCAATTTTGTTTGCTCCTGCAATCGCCCACCCTGGTGCTTTACCGAACACAACGTTAGCAACTTGCACCTCTGGAAGTGCACTTTCTTTTGTTGGTTTTAATTTGGCATCTTCAAATAAATCTAATTCATCAAGGCCCATGTATGCAGGGCTTTCTTGTATATCTCTTATGTCAACTGCAGAGTCATCTGGTGTACGTAGTGGATCAGTGAACTGTCCTGGATCGCCGCCTAA